ATCGGCGATTCCTGTAATTGGCACGGGCATAGGAGCAGCTATCGGTGGTGGTATAGGATTAGTATCAGGAATAGCCGGCGGGATAGCCGGGGCAGATATTGATAAAAGTAAAAGAGCCACAGGTACTTACGGTGAGTTGGGTTTACCATTTGAACCCAAAACCAGCATGTTGCATGTGGAAGCAGGCGAGAGGGTATTGAATCGACAGGAAACACAGGAATATAACAAAGAAGGACAGAGTGCTGCCCAGTATGCCCAGCTCACGTCACAAATGACACAGTACAACATGACTGCCAAAGAAGCACTGGAGCTGCAAAAAGCCAACTACAAAGCATTAAATACGTTGGTTAGCATTAACGCAGCCACAGAGAAGAATACCAAAAAAACTTCCAAAGTGGTTGATAAAGTGGGACCTTCTATTGTATAATGATAGATAATATATGAGCTGGAAAAAATATTTCAAAGAACCCAATCTAAGTCCAATCAGTGGAGAGAAAACTCCCAATTTCGCCAAAAGAAATTATTCATCATATCTGCCCGATGTGTACACGGGGCACCCGAACAGGATACAAAGATACTTCCAATATGATCAAATGGACAACGATTCTGAGATCAATGCGGCTCTGGATATTCTTGCAGAATTTTGCACACAGAGCAACGATGAGAATGAAACCCCATTTGATTTGATATTCAAGGACGATGTCACAGAGACTGAAGTTAAATTATTAAAGAAAGCACTGCAACAGTGGACCAAGAGCAATAGATTCGGCAGAAGAATATTCCGTATCTTTAGGAACTGTTTGAAATACGGTGACTGTTTCTTTGTGAGAGATTCTGAGACCGACAAATGGTTGTACATGGATCCTGCCAAGATCGACAGGATCATCGTGAACGAATCAGACGGCAAGATGCCAGAACAATACATCATACGAGACATCAACCCCAATCTGCAAAAATTGTCTGCCACACAGATCACACCAAATCAACTGTATGGTGGTACCACCGGTGGACCATACAATCAAAACTACATGGGCACAGGACAAGGCATGGGCACGAGTTATCCCACGGGCGGCAGTGGTGGTAGATTCTACAGAACCATGAACCAGTATGCCATCAATGCTGAACACGTGGTGCACATGAGTCTATCAGATGGCATGGACAATTTATTCCCGTTTGGCCAATCAGTGTTGGAACAGGTATTCAAGGTCTACAAACAGAAAGAATTATTGGAAGATGCAATCATCATCTATCGAGTACAGAGAGCACCAGAACGAAGAGTGTTCTATATTGATGTGGGCAATATGCCCACGCATTTGGCCATGCAATTCGTTGAGCGAGTCAAAAACGAGATCAATCAGAGAAGAATCCCAAGCACCACGGGCGGCATGAGCTACATCGACGCCACATATAACCCAATGAGCATCAATGAGGATTACTTCTTCCCACAAACAGCAGAGGGCCGAGGATCCAAAGTGGACACACTGCCAGGCGGAACTAATCTTGGAGAGATTGACGATCTAAGATATTTCACTAATAAATTGTATAGGGGCTTAAGAATTCCAAGCTCGTACCTGCCCACAGGTGCCGATGATGGAGCCCAACAATACAACGATGGAAGAGTCGGCACAGCATACATTCAAGAATTGAGATTTAACAAATACTGCGAAAGATTACAGAGTTTGATTGCTCCAGTGTTTGACGAGGAGTTCAAACTGTGGATCAAGCACAAGGGCTACACCATGGACAACAGCACATTTGAGATCAAATTCAATCCACCACAGAACTTCGCACAGTACAGGCAAACAGAGATGGATCAAAGTCGAGTGGGCACATTTGTACAGGTGGCCGAGCTGCCTTACATGAGCAAACGTTTTGCTTTGAAAAGATTCTTGGGCTTATCTGAAGAAGAAATGGCTCACAACAGCACACTGTGGTCTGAAGAGAATGCAGTGGCACAGAAGAAACAGACCAAGACCACACAATTGAGAACTGCAGGAATCAGCCAATCAGGAGTGCAATCAGATCTAGATCAGTTTGAAAACCCAACTCCAGAAGAAGGAGCACCAACACCAGGCACAGCCACACCAGGACCGGGCAGCACGCCATCTACCGGCGGAACCCCAGGTACCACACCAGGGGGCGGAGCGACCGTCTAAGGCTTAAATAACATTATGCGATTGACAGAAATGTGGTCATATACCCCACAAGGATTTGAACAGAACAAAAGTTACAATGCAGAAGACGATATTTCTGTACTGGATTCCGACGACACTCGCAAAACTCGTTTGAAACTACGAGACATCAACAAGATGCGTTTGGCTAGCGAAGCACACGACCAAGATCAAAGAGAACAAGCAGAATTTGTGCAAAAAATGTACGGTCAACAGCCAGCGGCAGACGAACTATCACTGTAATATATAATGTCCAATGTAGCATTTGTATTGGGCAACGGTGAATCACGCAGAGGCATACGCATAGCAGATCTAAAACAACACGGCACGGTATTTGCTTGCAATGCTGTATACAGGACCGAAGAGCCCGACTATCTCATAGCAGTGGATCCCAAGATGATAATGGAGATCGCTGAAACAGATTATCCCAAAACACACGAGGTGTGGACCAATTACAATCATCAGTATTCAAAAAATGAAAATGCCAAGAACCATATCAAATGGTTTCAACCCAGCTTGGGCTGGAGCTCAGGCCCCACTGCTCTAAAAATGGCAGCTGATAAAAAATTCTCCATGATCTACATACTGGGTTTTGATTATCAAGGACATGTCAAGGACGCAAAGAACAAAAGATTTGGGTTTAACAATGTGTTCAAAGACACCAGAAACTATAAAAAAAGCACAGATGAAGCCACCTATCACGGAAATTGGTTAAATCAAACCAAGAGAGTGATGACAGATTACCCTCAAATACAGTTTCGCAGAGTTGTGCGCAAGGATGCCTTTAAACCCCACGATCTAGAGTTTAGTGCCAACTTTAAACACCTAGATATTGATGAGTTTATAAAGATACATAATATACAAGTTCAATATTAGTCAAAAACCACAGTTTTTGGCCTAAAAGTACCGCTTTATTTGGACATACGCTTAAATACTACACTTTAAAGTAAAATAAACTTGCCAATAAGGAGCACGTGCAATGACACAATCTACAAACAAGTTCGAGCAATTGCTTGAATTATTAATCAACGAAGAAAATGACAAAGCCCAAGCGCTATTTCATGAGATCGTTGTAGAAAAATCTAGAGATATCTATGAAGGCCTAGTTGACAGCCAAACTGCTGTTGAAGCCAAAGATATGAAGAAAGACGAAAAAGAAGAAGTCAAAGAAACTGAAAAAACTGAAACAACAGCAGAAGAAACAGTTAAAGAGACTGAAAAAACAGATTCAAAAGACGAATCAGTTGACGAAGAAGTAGAAATCGAAGAAACTTCTAAAGAAGAAGAGTCTATCGAAGAAGTTGGTGGGGATGCCACTGATGATTTAATTTCTGACATTTCGGCCGACGAAAAAGGTGATGCAGAAGCAAATGGTGATGAACCGGCCGCTGATGCTGCACAAGGTGATGCTGAAATCGAAAATAAAATCGTTGACTTAGAAGATGCTTTGGAAGAACTAAAAGCAGAATTCGAAAAAATGATGAACGGTGACAACGGCGAAGAAGACAAATCAGAAGAGTCTGTAGCGCCAATAGCACCAGCTCAAGATGCCCAAGCACAAGTTGCTGTAGCACAAGAAGCTAAAAAAGATGACATGAAGAAGGAAACTGTGAAAGAGTACCACGAAAAGAAAACTGCTGACACAGCTGACCATTCAGATAAATCTGCAAAATCTCCAGTCGCTAGCAAAAACGACATGGGCGGAACTGTGAAGAACATAGCACAGGCCGGTGAAGATAATGCAAAAGTTTCTGTTGCCAAAGCTAAAGAAATGGGCGGGATTGAAAACAACCTAGGTAAAGAAAAGCCAGCATTCACTAAACAAGTGAAAGCCAGCAACACTGATGGTTCAGACAAATCTGCAAAATCTACTATCTCTGGCAAAAAATAAGAGATAATAGAGGAAACACGGGAGCGACATGTCATTGTACCTTAGAGAACATTTAACCTACGATCAGGCCAGGATGGAAGTCTTGCACGAAGGCAAGGAAGGCAAGGACCTTTATATGAAAGGGATCTGCATCCAGGGCGGCATCAAGAATGCCAATCAGAGAGTATACCCAATCCAAGAGATACAGACTGCGGTAAAAACACTCAACGATCAGATCACGTCAGGTTACAGCGTTCTGGGAGAAGTGGATCATCCCGATGATTTAAAAATTAATTTGGACCGAGTAAGCCACATGATTACTGAGATGTGGATGGACGGTCCAAATGGATACGGCAAGATGAAGATCCTGCCAACACCAATGGGCCAACTAGTGAAAACTATGTTAGAGTCCGGGGTCAAACTGGGCGTGTCA